CTACAACTGTATTGATTGAAGTAATGGCATTTAAATTTGTTTTTGTAAGTACAGACACTGCACCTATTACTGTATTTACTGAAGTAATTGCATCTAAATTTGTTTTTGTTAGTGCTGATACTGCAGCTATAACTGTATTTGCCGAAGTTATTGCTGCTACGTTTGTTGCAACACCAGCTTTATTTACTGAAGTTAAAACTGAAACTGCTGCAATTGCAGTATTACTATTACCTATACTTGTTGCAAGTGCTGCTGAAGTTGTTGCAAGTGCAGTATTAGTATTTCCTATACTTGTAGCTAATGCTGCAGATACTGTAGCTAGTTCAGCACTTGTTGCATAATTACCACCATCACCTATAATACTATTTATAGATGTAATAGCTGCTTTATTTACAGACGTTAATCCAGATACTGCAGCTATAACTGTATTTGCTGAAGTTATTGCTGCTACATTTGTAGCTATATCAGCTTTATTAACTGAAGTTAATGCTGATACTGCAGCCATATTAGCTGCTGTTGGAACTGCTGTACCACCTACAAATATATTTGTTGCTGCATAAACATTTGCTGCTGATACATTACCTGTAAAGACTGCTGAAGTACCACTCACTGGTACTGAAAAAGTTATTGCTCCTTGTGGAACAACTAAACCTGTTGAAACTGAAACTGTACCAAAAGATTGACTAGGATTAACATTTAATGTACCACTAACTGTAATCGTTGTTGCTGACGCACCATTAACAGTTGCTGCAAGACCTGTTCCTGGTTTAATAGCTGTTAATGTTCCACCACCAGCAGGAAGATTTGTTAAACCTGAACCATTACCTACAAAATAACCTGCTGATACTGTACCTACAATTGTTGCATTAGCTGCTTTTAAAGTTGTTGCACTTACAGTTGCTCCTCTTATATCTACTGCACTTACAATTGAAGAAGTAATAGTTTTTGCTACGTCTAATGTTGTAGCTGAAACTGCTGAAGCACCAAAGCTTTGAACATTAGATATTACATTTGTTAAGGCAATACCTGTGTTACTTGCAACACCATCTGCATTTGCAAGAGTAATTCCATTACCTGCAGAAAAAGTTCTTTTATAAATATTTGTACCTGATACAACTACATAACCTTCACCACCTGATATATCTGCAGTTGCATTTAAAGATGAAACAGTTGCAGTTAGGTTTACACCACCTATTGCAAAAGTACCATTAACATTTAATGTAGAGTTGTTGAGTTGTAAAGGTGAGTCTGCATTGTCACCTGACTGAATAGTCCTTAGAGTAGTCGTAATTCCTTCATTAGCTGAAGTCTTTACTTGCATTAATCGTTTATACGAATTTGATATTTCTTGTCCAGTTAAATCAGGCATCTAAATTACTCACTATGTTCCAATCTTGGGTAGTTGCTTCCCAGTTAGTATTCTGATTATCCCAAGTTGTAAAAGCTTCGCTTCGTGTAGGTCTTGGGTTTCTAATCGTCTCGTCATCTTTTACATCTGGTGCTCTATTTTGTGGATGATTCTTTTCATCATAAGCACCATCAAAATCAGTAGGGCAAACTAATAAGCCATAAGAGTTTAATTTCATAACATTATGAGGATAAACAAATCCACACACGTCACATACTGCTTTGGCTCTTTTTCCTACTGCCATTATATTACACCCATTCTAGGTGTAATGTAAAGTGAAGCACGTTCTTTATCTTCAGTCATTGCAAAACTAAGTCTTTCTTCGTACTCAGCTTTTAAAAACTTTGCTCTTGCTTCAGATATTCCTGGTCTTTTTAATGCCATATAATATGCTAAACCAGTTGTTAAGGCAGGTAAAAATCTTCTTGGCATATCTGCATTTTGTATTGCAGATTTATTTACGTCCTGCATATAATCAATCTTTTCAATCTTTAGTTTATCAGTATTAACATTTGATAATGACCATAGATGTAATTGCACATTATCACCAAATCTTTTAACTGCATATTGTGAAGGTCTACCTGTTTGTCCTTTGTTAGGAACTTTTAAATATTCTTCATAAGATATACGAGTTAAATTTAAATCTGTATTATCTCTATTAATTACAACTTGCATTACGTCACTTACATGACTACCTAAACTTACTTGAGATGTACTCGCAGCAATACTTACAATAGTTGTATTTGTTGTCCATAAACAAACACCTCTATTCTGCCAGTCATTTAAAATAAGATTAATTGAACGTCTAGCACTTCTAGGCTCTTCACCAAGAGTTACTTCACCACCAATCATCTCAGTAGCTTCCTGTATAACATCACCTATTTCTAAATTAAAGTCATAAGTGCCTGACGTATTATTTGTTGTCATTTATTTAACCTCTCATTACTTTACCACCACCACGTAGTGCTTTACCCATACCTCTACCACCTTTACGACCACCTATAGTTCTAGGTCCTTCTATAAATATATCTCTAGGGTCAATTGGTTGCATTCTTTTTTTTGGTCTTTGGTCAACTTTTAATTTTTTAGTTTCTTTAGGTATTTTAATTGAACCAACTCTACGACCAGATTTAAGTTTTTTCTTTTTAGCATATTCTATATTTGTAGGACCTGAAGTTTTTTTAGGGTCATAAGGGTCTTTACCTTTAAAAAATTCAGGCTCACGTTTTCTATTAACGTCAATTCTATAATCTCTACCACTTCTCTCTTCAGGATTGATTGGTCTTGTAGGACCTTTTTGTGGTTTAGGAAGAACTTTAGATACTTTAGGTATACCTAATTCTTTTAATTTTTTATCTAATTCTTTTCCTTTAAATGTTTTTACATCTTTAGGTCCTGTAAATTTTTTTTGAATCTTTTGTAGTCTTTTTAATTTAGATTGTAATTTAGCTACAGTGCCATATCTTTTATCCATAGCTAGTGCTCTTCTTAATCTAGGATTTCTTTGAGCATTTTTAATCTGTTTTTTTAATTTTCCTACTTGACTATCTATTTTCTTTTTACCTGCAGAACTAACTCCTGCTTTAGGAGTTTTACTTTCAACTGCTATATTTTTTATTTCTCCTCTATAACCTTTTTGAGCTTGAGAAGTAACACTCTTTTTACCTAATGCTTCTTGAGCTGCAGCAGTTTCTCTTGCAGGAGAAGAAGATAAACCTTTAGGAGAAGGTTGTTTCTTTAATTCTTTAATACCTTCTTTTTTCTTTTTAGCTGTAACTATAGATTCTTTTTCAAGAATGTCTCTTTTCTTTTTTCTTTTTAAAGCTAATTCAGATGCTTTTTTTAATATTTTTGTTGGTATATTCATTTTAATTATCCTTTCCTTGCTTTTCCATAACCACGATAGCTACGAACTCTTCCACCCTTATTCATTTGAGGTAGACCTTTACCTGCATCAAATACAGGTATATCACTAGAAGGTTTATCCATACGACCTGTTACTAGTGATTCTTCTAATTTACCTGTTTTAGGATTTTGTTTTATATCTTTAGGTTTAATTACTTTAAAACCACCAAGTGCTTTCATTGCTTCAGGGTCAGCTTTAAGTTTTGAAGGTCTATTTACCATAGTAACGTCACCATCTCTAGCTAAGATTCTATCTGAAGGGTCAAAGATTGGTTCTCTATTATCTTTCTTAGGTCTTCTTGTAGGTAGTTTTGTAAAAACTTTATTAAGTATTTTTTTTATTTCACCTTTAGTTTTCTTTGCAAACTCAGGAATCTTTTTAACTTGATTAACTATTTCTTTTCTTTGTTCTGGAGTTAATTGTGTAAATTTTTTTCCAACTGTTTTTTTAATTATTTCTTTTACCATTACATTTTATCCTTATATAGACTATTAATAAATGCATTACCATCATTTAATCTACCACCTTCTTTAAAATCTATAGAACCACCTTGACCTTCAACTCTTTGTTCTGCAGCTTTAGTTCTTGCATCTAAACCTTCATAATACTTTTCTCTTTTACTAGGCTTTCTTTTTGCTTTACGTATAGCTGCTTCTTTACGTTCAGATTTTTTTTTTTTTTTAATTTTTTTTCTAATTTGTTTTAAAGTTAAGTTTGCAATTCCTTTCATTATTTTCTTCCTTTGTTTAATGAACCACCCATATATTTTTTTATAGACTTTTCGTTTTCTTTTTCTTTATTCATCATTTCTTTTAATTCTTTATCAGTAAATAAAGTTGCTGTACCTGCTGTCTTAGGTTTTAAAACTTCATAAGCAAATCCTGTTACTGGTGTAGCATAAACTGCCATCTCTGCAATATCTTTACCATACTTATTTATAAAATTACCAGTATCTTTTTTTAATCTTTCTTTTGCTTTAGATAAAGATTTTTTAATATCTTTTGTAGCAGGAGTTGTA